GAAGGTCGTGTTGCTGACGCTTAAGCCAATAAGAATACCACACATATGGTCTCTCGTCCACGTTTCGCTCACGCTTCTCTTGCGAGAAGGATAAACGTGTGTAGACGGGCATGCTGCGTTTGTATGTAACAAACTTGCATGTTAAACCAAATGTGATCCGCTCCGGCAGTTCACGCGTAATACCTGCGTGATCTGTTTCCCAATGAGGGACGAAGTGGACGTCGCATTTCTTATTGTTGATTTCGTGTAACAAGTATCTCAGGGTAATCTCAATCTCTGAAGAATCCCAGCGGGTAAGTAACCCATTGGTCATCTTGTGACACCACGCTACGTACTCATTGCGTGGCACCTTTGAAATTTCCTGCAAGTCGCATTCTGGCATGTACGGACGCACGTCAATTCCACCCTTGTAATCTCCACCACAACTTTCTCGAAAGAATGTATGTGAAGGACGGTCGCAATCAGGCTCATCGTAAAAACTCTTTGCAGAGTTAATCGTGAAGCCTAATTCTTCCATGATAACAATGAATTTGGTGGCGCACTTAGTGGGAACGATGATATCATCCCCATAAACCGATACCAGGCCCTCGCTTTTAAGCAGAGAACAAACAGACTTGGCTAAGCTGTAGAACAAAATCGTTTGAAGCGGAAAAGTATGACCCGACCCCATTAGCATAAAGCTACGGAGTTCGATCACTTTTCCATTTACCTCACACAATGAAGTGCGGGCGCAATCAAGAGGATCCATCCACGATTCGTGGAGAAGAAGCTCAAGATGCCTTCGTACAAAACTGTCACTAGCTTTACTCATATCGATTGTGCTTGAACGGCCGGTTTTTGAAGCCTTTCTCGCCCATCGCTTGTGGCGCTCTTGCTGTAATGCAAGGTCAATATGAGTGTTCTTTTCCAGTCGCCTCCGTAGCATTTCACCTAATCCCCGGGAGAGAAAACCCCCGAGAATTGTATCTGGTGCAACTATTCGAGCGACTTTCCAAGACTTCGGAACAGCCTGCGCAATAATGCAGGTTACGGTTTTGAAGCTACGTAACCTTTTCCGTACAGCTCTAAACAAGTGTACGTCACGTGAAAGAGCGTGTTTAAACCACCCTATCTGTTGCTCAGACCCTGAAATCCGGTCAAACCGGACATCAAGATAAGATTTACTTCGGGGTAATCCAACAGCAGCTCGTTTCCCAAAGGAACATGAGTCCATCCATTCGTCATGATCGAATTCGCCACAGATACTGTGGCATATCTTTCTAGCTTCTTGGATGACGAGCGTTGCTCGCTTACTCATTGGCTCAGGACAGTTAAATCCACGTTGACTCTCAGCGAAGCCATTAAGGCTCTCGTCAGAAAGTGTTTCGAAGGATTTATCTGTACTCCACAAAATACGTTTCGAAAAGTCGACTAACTGTCGGATCTTCTTGAAGACGTAGGGTGGAGCCCCATCATTGATGGGCTGTAATTCTTCGCCTCGTTCCTTTTTGCAGTATAACCTTTTCATGTGCGAATCGGCTAAATCGTGCATTAATGCTTCTTGAACACCTAGAAACAGGGGCTCAAGCGCGTGTAAGTTATTTTCCTTACGACGTTTCTGCCTCTTTTGTGAAGACATAATTTCTCCAATCTGTCAGTTACGCAGGCAAAGTGCCTGCTATGTAGATATCGTCAAAAGCACTTCCAATAGCCATTTGTCCACCAATTTCGCGATGTTCAGCGAGATCAGCGGATGGTGTCTCGGGGTGTATTTCGGTCTCTACTCTTGTAACGTTATAAACGACAGAACCATCAGCCAACGTAATCGGTTTAATGAAGCGCAAAGAAGTCTTTTGCTTCGAATAACTGCCGTCGGACTGTAAAGATGGTTGCCGCGTAACAACAATAATCTTGTCACGCAGGAAGAAATTAGCTTCAGCAACATCAACGTATTCATTACCATTGGTTACTGGTGAATTGGTACGAGTGAAATCTTTCACGGTACCGCCAGTGGTCGCAGTAGTGCCACCGTCTTTTAGAGAAATAGTCATACTATTTTCCTTTCTTCAGTATACCTTTCAGCATACCTACTGTTAGAGAGATGAGATCGCAAGTGCGGGTCATATTGGCCCAATCCTTGTCGATCATCGGTAATGGTGGTGGTTCAATGTCAACAATTCGTTGTTGGAGAAAAGAATGTGTTTTCAATACATTCGATTCAAAGATAAACGAACCATGATCAAACTCTACTTCTGTTTCAACCGCATATGTTGCATACGATTGTGCATAATGTATGTCGATCTGGCGGAGACTAGAAATCCAATCTCCAAGGTTAACGAACCAGTCGAACAGAAAACTGAATGGAATCACATTCCAAGCACCTAGAACGATATCGTTCAAGGACGTCCCCCACTTATGGGGGTCAAAACTTGTGTGAATATCCAAACAACTTCCACAGCCGACCTTGACTTTGGCCTTCCATGCCACAGTGGCATTGAATTCCTTGGAGAGTCCTCGATGAAAGATACAACCGAGTTCTCCGTCAAGCTCAAACTTTTCTCGACCTCCGTCTTGGACGCGACTAGATGGGATGCTATCTTGTATAGCCTCTACCATCGTCTGCACCTCCAGGATGCATGGCAACAAAGCATAACGGTACCACAGCCATAGTTCTTCACTGTTAAGTGAAAAATGTTTGACTGCTTTCCAAGCTTCGCCACTCTTCAACAATACCTTTACTGCACCAACCAAAAGTGCTCGTATTCCTACAAGCGTTTCGGTTAATTCAGCTAAGAATACTGCTGTGTTGAAACTAGGTGCATTTGCTTTCGCAAAGACGTCCCTTATCGCAAAATCGCGATAATGTTCACCAATCTCCTTTAACATCGGAGCAGTGACAGGAGGAACGTCAGAACCACCAAAACCTGCGTAGTCCTTGTCGTACAGGTGTAACCAGCTCATCGGGAAACCTTGTCCCCAATAAGTATTACGCCCAACGCCACACCAATGACCAGCCGTTTGTGACTGAGTCATTCTAAATCGGTAAAAAGGATGAAATGCTTTCCTTTTCTGTTGGCCGACCCAAACGAATTTGGGTTTGCCCCGATAGGTTTCAACAATCTCACGACTTTCGTAGTCATACGCCGTCTTTTGAGACGCCGATGTGCCGCACGGCTTTTCGTAGCCCCACACAGTTTTGTGTAGGCCAGATTCGCGGTGCTCAATAACGTAAGTCATAAGTGCCTCCTAATCCTCCAGTGTCGTTATAACGACCTTGGATGCTACCCATCACTAATTCCTCTAACAATTTGAGGAGATCGACATTATTGTCATTCATGATGGTTGGGTTTGTGATTGCTAATAAAGCTGCCACAATGGCCGCTACTAGAATCTTTTTCATGTTTCCTCCTTGGAGGGCATGAAATTTACCCACGCTTTTAAGGAACGGATACCCCCTTGATGCATTCTTTTGCATCAAAAAGTCGCAGCACCATGCTGCTTGACAGAAACCCCACAATGGGG